TTTTCAGTAAGATACATTTTTATCTCTCCTTATTATTATTTACATTTGTTAAAAAACATCAAGACTATAACGCCTTAAGGTTTTTAGATATTGCGGCTGTATATGCAGCCATAGCATCCGAACTTGCTTCAACAGCAGGTTCATTCGCCGCCACAGAATCAACAGAATTTTCTTCTGCTACTTCTGATTTTGTTTTAGGGAAATAAGATTCTTTAATAGTCTCTAATTTTTCCTTAAACTTTTCAGCACTTTCGAACTCAACATTCTCAGCCATAGAGATAAACTTCTCTGTTTCTGTATCTGTTAAATCTTCAGATACTTCAGCAATTGCTTCTCTCTTATGTAGATCAGAAACTTCTTTAGAAAGATTTACATTTTTTTCAATCTGTTCGTTAAGTTTAGATTCTAAATCTTTTGTTTGATTTGTTAAGTCGTCAAGTACATTATATTTTTCTTCTGGAACATCAATATAATGTTCTTTGAATAAAGATTTAAGACCAGTAATGAAGTCCTCAGCGATTTCGGTTCTGATACCTCTTTCTACTGCGAGTTCGTTTTCTTTCATCCATTCTTCAACAACATAGTTTAGATACGAATCAACTTTTTCAGTCATCGCTTCTTTTATTGTTTCAGATTCTTTTGAAAGTTTATCTTCATACTGAGCCTCTAGTACTTTAACCTGTTCTTGTATTCTTGTCTTAACAGCAGTCTCAAAGATTGTTGCAGCCTTTTCCTTAAATTCTTCGGATAGGTCTGCGTCTGTTGAAACTAGTGCCTTAACATCATCAGATAGGTCAATATTCATTTCAGTAGATTCCTCTTTAGTCTCAGCAATTTCTTCGCCTTCAACCTCAGTTTCTTCTTCCTTCATGCCAGCAGGTTTCTGATCTTTTGGTAAAGATCCGTCCTTTGCGTCTTTATTAACCTGGTCTGATACTTTTTTTACCTTGTCCACAGCTGTTTGGCCATCAGGGTCAGTAGGTTTAACTACTGCCTTGCCCAAATCCTCTGCGTCATTTTTTAAGGGAGTAGGTTCAGCTGCAACAGCGTCTTTGTTTACCGCAGACTTAATTTGCTCATCAACTGCTTCTACTTCTTTTTTTACTTCGGTTTCAGACATTCGGTCTCTCCTTATTAAAAATTAATTAATTTTTTCTTTACTATTATTTATACAAACTACCATCTCAAACACTACGCTTTTCAACAAAGTCCCGCAGGTTTATAATTTCTTGATGAAGTCTTTGAAGATATCTGCTTTAACTGTTGCCAATTCATGACGTTTAGTTTTTTCGATTTCTTCTTTGTATTGTTCAACTTCCATACTTTTCAGCACTCCGTTGTCCCATACCCACTCTTTGCCTTCCATTATACCTTCTACGAAAGCGTCAGGCGCTGAGGGGTCTGCGACTATATCAGCCGCGGTTGCAAGATAGAAGTCTTTACCCACAAGATTGCGTCCTTGTGATTGTTGTATAGACCCCATACCTCTAGATGACACACCTAGTACAGCACCCTCGTCAATAAGATTCTTAACGATTTTACCATATGGTGTATCCATGACTTTCGCTTCACCAATGAAGTTTTTACCCTCAGGTTTTAAACTAGTAATCATGTGTGAAACTCTTTCGAGGTTCACAGTTGGTCCGTCAGGATGTCCTAACTCACCAAAAGCTCTTCTTTTATCAATAAACTCTTTTGTGTATCTTCTTACTTCTCTTGCTAAAGTCTCGACAGGATAAATTCGACCATTACGGTTCTTGATATCCGCCTGCATAAAGACACCCTTAATTTTGTAATCTTTTCTACCGTTCTTTTCTTCGGTCAAGACCTGGACATCTTCGATTGTTTCTGTAATTAGTTTCATTTCTCCACCTTCTCTTTTTTTAATTATCTTATTTCTAAGATTAATGTATAGTTATCTCCTGATACAAATCCTTTTGTTGATAATAATATATCTCCTGCAGGACTTGTGTTTGCTACTAGTGTTGCATTATTCGGTATACTATTACCAGCAGTAAAATAATCGTGAAAACCACGACCCGAAAAAAATCCTATCGTTGCATTGGCAGCACTTGCACCACTACCTGCCCATAATAATTCTACACCAGATTTACCATTTGTAGTATTTACAGACCAATATATTTTTGCTAATACTCTGTTTGCGTCCTCTGACATAAAATTTAAAGCACTCGCATCCATTTTTGTTACAAGTGTTTCGCCAGAACCATCACTAATATTAGTGAACTTCATAACTGTTTTAACACCAACTGTATCTACAATAGTTTGTGATGTAACTACATCTGCCATTTTAGTTTCTCCTAAATTCTGTAATCAACAAATAACTTTCAACATTTGAATCAGTTGTTAATTTTATTTGTCTATCATTTCCAAACTTTAACTGATCTGGTCGTAAACCATATTTACCATTACCAGTTAAACTCAAATCATTTGTTTCACTTTCAGCACTAAACTTTAAAGTTCCTGTGCCTTTTATTTGATAATAACACTCAATCAAATTTACTTTAGATTCATTATTACCACTTGTTAGTTTTTCAGCGTCAACTACGATCTGATCTTCTTCGTTCCCGATACCCTTCGATTGTACTATGTATTTCGAAGTGGTATCAACAACCTTAGTGTTCGTAATTGTCATAGAAAATCCTATGCAGTAAATGCTTCGTCTTTTCTTAACTCTAAAAGAACATAACCAGAAGTACCAAAAGCACTTAACTCTAGGTCTCCTGAAGTCGCTGTTGTATTTGTTGCGTTGTTTTCAATTTTACCAGCAGTACCATCATAGTGTCCTGTACCTGCAAGGTTAATCGCTGTTGTGTCTGATGAAGCACCTTTAAATTGTACTTGTACATAACCTGTATTATCATCAGCAGTACCTTGAACTAGACCCCACCATATTTTAACGATATCTAATTTTGCACCGTTAGCGTGTCCTGCTAAAGCACTTGCGTCTAATATATTTGAGTTAGCAGTAGTGTTATCTTCCATAGTAACTAGAACAACAACTTTACCGCCTTGAGCGCCGCCACCAGTTGATAACGCTGTATCTTTAAGTGTTCTTGTTGCAATTGCCATTTTGTTTTCCTTACTTTATTGTTTCGTTATCAAAGTAATCTTCTATATCAGATACTTTAACTCCTTGTCTTTTTGCCACTTGATTGATAATACCTTGAACTTTTCCTAAAAGAGGATCAGAAGCTTTATCAATCATAATATAAACATCACGAACTGCTGATTTCATCTTCGGAGATAATTTATTAAACTCCTTTGTGCCCTCAGGTCCGATATACCTGCGTTCATTAATTTGGTTCTTAAACTTCTGAAACGACAGGTTCGTCATTTGGTTCCTCGTCATTGTCTATTTCAACAGGTTCTTCCTGTTCAACAGGTTCCTCTTCTTGAGGTGCTTTCATGTATTGAGCATTTTTTTCTAAATCCTCTGTTTCATGAGCTGCGTTCAACCAATCATTTGCAACAGTCATTCGTTTATCATCTAAAGCAGTGCCTATCTTATCAGTTAAGGCATTTTTAAATGCGTCTTGAGCAGCGATATTATCGCCGTCTGCAAGTGAATCAACCATTGTTTTTACATTATCATTTGACATAATTAATTATCTCCTATATTTATATCAGTATTCTCGTCATCATCCTGCATATCTTGACCTTCAGGAGCGGCGATAATACCTTGTTTAATCTCATCACGAATCTGACTATCTATTTCTATAATATCTTCATCGCTTTGTCTTAATACATTTTTTCTGACATATTCAACAGAAAAATATTTACCAACATATGGACTAACTTCATTCGCAAGATTTAATCTTTCTCTTAAAATTTCTGCATTTTTTAATTCAGAAAAATATCCATCTCTTAAATAATCATACTGTATATGTTCTTTTAATTTACTCCAATCTTCTATTGTAATAATACCTTTTAAAACTAATTGAGTTTTTAAGACATCATGAAATAATTGTGTAAATCTTTTTCTTAATCTTTGAACAAATTTAGTAAACTTTAATTCGTCTCTAGTAATTTCTGCAGCTCTACCTAAGTTGAAACCATTTTCTGATTCCATTCTAGATATTGGCACATTTAGAGACTTATATAATTTCTTTTGAAAGTATTGCACATCAGCAATCTCACCAAGATTTTGACCACCTGCGAGTGTAGATACTTCAGTACCTTTTGCACCCTCTCTACGAGGTAACCAAAAATCTTCGAGCATAGACATATGTTTTCTGTCATCTCTAATCTCACCAGTAGAAGCGTCATAGACAAGTTTGTTTCTATATCTTGCCATAACATCTCTAAGATATTGTTCTGCTTTTACTTTAGGTAAGTTACCTACATCAACATAAAATATTCTTCTTTCAGGTGCTCTTACTATTCTGTAAATAACAACAGCATCTTCAATCATTCTTAATTGATTGACAGGTTTAATTGCCTTATGTAAATGACCCATAACCATGTTCTTAGTTTGGTCAACAATACCAGAAGTAACATAAGTTATTGAATCAGTAGAAATTTTAAGACCAGCATTTGAATTAGCTGATGACATTCCTTTCTCATTATAGACAAACCATTCTGCTGTTTTTTCTATAATCTCAATACCTTTACCTTTAGTATCTCTTTTCTTAGTGACCTCACGAACCTTTTTAATTTTTCGTGGATCAATATATCTAATTTCTGTAAGTCCTTTTCTTGGACTAGTTGGGTCTATAACTTTGTGAAAGTAAATACGACCATCAATATAAAATCTTTTAAATATATCGTGACCTTTTTCATCAAAATTAAGTAAACTCATTACTTCATCAAACTCATTACGAATTTTTGCTTTGATATTTTCTGAAACTGCAAGTTTATCTAACGATATAGAAACCGATTGATCTCTATCGTCTGAGACAATAACTTCATTAATAATATCTTCGATTGCCATATCACATTCAGGATGTTGGGCAACCTCTCTATATCTTTTAATTAAGTCAACATCATTTTTGGCAGTAACCTCCATGTCGAGATACTGTCCGAAATAACCTCCAGCAGATATTGTAGTTGTACCGTCATCAGGAGAAGGCACCGTAAAGGCTTGTTTCGCCTCAGCGGGCTTCTCCCGATCATCATTCGCTCTTGTTATTTGGAAGCCAAGTAATTGTACCATATTATATTTTCCTTATAACTTATTGTTATTATGTAGTAGTATCTGTTTCAAAATACTGATATGTAAATGAACAACTAAACTCCTCAATGGTATTATTAGTACCATAGTTCAGAGCAATATCATCTAGAGCAGTTGGGAATGCACCTCTTAAAGTATAAGATTTAAGAGTACTTCCGTTTCTATCTAAATGATCTACGAATATATCAACTTGATAATCTGAAGGATTAGTTAAACCCTCGTTATCAGTCATATTATTCATACCATTCATCCATCTTTCT